CGCAGCATCCCAGGTTTCAGTAGTGCTGGTACTAGCCACGGTTATTTCTCCTTGTTACATTTATTCAAATCCAAGGCCCTGTAACTTGGACAAGACCTCGTTGTCGGTTAATGCCGATCCGTCTTCGGAGGCGTTGACCGATGCGTTGGCCCGCACTGCATTTTTGGCTCCCCTGCGCGTCTGCTTGTTGGCGTCCCGCAGGGCATTAGCATTGCTGGCTGTAACACCAGCCACCTTCTCATAGGCCTCTTTTACGGTGTAGGGCTTGCTCGTATTGGGGTTGAGATGAGGATTCCCTCTACTGTCGTTGGACATGAGACGAAGCATCTCAGGGGTCCACTTAGGATTTCTCACATCTTCCCCGTGGGCTTCTACAGCTTCGGCCACTGCCGTGTTCGAGCGGGACACGGCCTGCTGCCGAATATGGGTGTTTATGCTCGGCAGCGCCGCCTCGCTTTTCTGGATGCGCTGTAACAGATCGTTATAGCGACCTTCCAGTTGAGCAAACTGCTGCTGGGTGCGCTGCTCTACATAGAAGTCCATAAAGTCCATCGCCTTATTTTCTTCTTCTGTAGACTGCGCCCGCAGCTGTGTAACCGCATCCATCTCCTGCTGCGGTGCGGCTACGGCCTGCACTCGATCCGCCCATTCGCCCTGCGTCCTGCGTAACTCGACCTCCCGAGCCTCTTGAGAGCGCCTCTGGTCGGCCAGGTCTTGCATTTTGCGCGTATAGTCGGCCTGCTGGTTTTTCACCGCCTTCAAGACGGGCTGGTACTGATCCGGCACCGTAGACGGGTCCACTCGGGCCCAATCCACCGTGTCGGGGTTGAACGCCTCGGCATTGCTCGACTCAGAGTGTCCACTTCCATCCGCAGAGGATCCAGCAGGAGTATCTTCGGGGAAAAGCTCTACGGCAGTGCTGTCCGCAGTCTCTCCCGAGGATTCCGCTGAAGTGTTCTCATTGGGCGAAATGGAGTCCAAATCCAGAATAGCTTCGGACATGGTTTATTCCTCCAGTTGCTGTTGGGCGGCGGCAACGGCCTCGGCGGGGGTTCCACCATACGACCATACCGGCCCTTCAGCCTTGGTTTCAGTGACTTCCGACGCTATGTGGCAGCGCGATCCTCCCACGGGGTCGGCAGACTCGATGACCTTATATTTCTTTAACAGGGCCTGCTTATGACTATAGTCCTTCACTACGCACCCAAAGCCTTCGTGCCACTTGCCATACATGCCCGAGTGGTTTTGATGGAGGAAGTTGCCCCGCGAGAAAAGCATCGTAGCGATGCCGCCGCACTCGGAGCAATATATCTTCCGCCGCACCTCACGATGGCTCCCAAAGGCCACATCCTCATGGAAATGGCCGCATTTGTTACACTCAAAGTCGTGAAATAGCATTTAATTTTGTCCCGGTGCCCGTTGCAGCTGCTGCGACATCTCCTGCGCGTTGGAGCGCACCATAGAGATGATGTTGCCCTCCTCGCCACCCCGCTCGCGCACCTCTTCGGACGAGGGCGCTCCTCCTCCGCCGCGCTGCGCTCCGCCCTGCTCCTTCTGCGCGAGGGCCTGCTGATGCTGCTGTATATGCTGCTGCGCCAGCTGTAACACCTGCTGCTGCTGCTGCGGTAACAACTGCTGCATCTCCGGCAGCGTCTGTATCTGACTATGTATCTTCATGTGAACCTGGTGGTTCTCGTCGGGCGTCACGTTGGGATTCGATCCCCGCAGGAGATAGGCCACGTTCTCCATGCTCGCCAGCTTGGTGGCGTCGGCGTCGGTGGGGGCCAGGTATTTCTCAGGGTCGCTCACCTTGAAGGCTTTGAGCAGTCCCTTTATGGCCTCCATGCGGTTTATCTCAGGCAGTTGTATCGTATAATTAAAAAGGGCCAGGGCATCCTCGCGCTCCAGCTGCTCCGTGATTGGCGAGGTGCTGCCCGCGACCACATCTATCTTGAAGCGCACCCGCAGCATGTCGATGCTCACCGCCTCGTATACGGGGTCGGCCTCGTTGTGCGCCACGTTGATCAAAAACTCTTCAGGGGTGTAGCGGGCGTCGGCCATCATGCGGAGGGTGTTATGGACGGTGACCTTGTAACAATCCGCTACCCGCATCTGCATCCACTCGCGGTTGAGCTGCCCGAAGCTGGCGATGAGGGAGGCCTCGGTGGCGGTGCGCTTGGGGCCGCCCCCCATAGCCATCTGCGACACGTTGAGGGCCTGCTCCTCGTAGGAGCGAGCGTCGTTCTCTATGCCCAGCTGATCCGGGGGCGGGTTACCGAAGTCAAGAGCTTTGAAGGAGGCCTGCGGGTCTTCGACCCATATGATGTCGCCATCGCGTCCCTGCTCCAGGGTCTCACCGATGTCGGCGTTGGCATCACGCTCACGACGAGACCCTAAGACAGTGCGGGAGAAGCGTTTAAGGAGGTCGGCGCGGCGCGAGACGCTCTCGACAATGAGCTTCTGCGTGTCCTCGGCATACGCCATCGGAGGCATCCCATAGAAAGACTCCTGCGTCTGATCGAACTGCAACGCATAGTAGGGGAAGCCGCCGCGTGTGAGGTAGCCCCCCTCGGGCTCGAACTCGCCCGTCATCATCGGCTCGCCCGTGAAGGGATCGGGAGCCGTGATGGGCCGCATCGCCAGCATGGGATGGTCTATCTCTTCTATGGGCTCGCGCACCGTCTCGGCAAAGGTTATCCGCTTCTTGTGCATACGGTCATGGATCTCATAGAGGACCGTCATCTTGCCTTGCGACTTGGCCTCGGTGACCGCCTCGTTCTCCTCGCTGACGCCGCTGCTCTCGACATCGTAGAGGAGGGTGTCGGCGCTGCTCTCCTCATCCACGGCTTGTATCTGCCGCCGGTTTTCAAAGCGGGGGTCGTCGCGGACATATTCGAGGGGCACCATCATCTTCTCGATGATATAACGAGCATGGGAGAGCCGGTGGGGCGGCGTCAGCGGGTCGATGAAGACATTAAAGGGGTTGACGCGATGCACATAGGGAAAATCATCCGAGAGGGCGTCATTGACCGTGTAGGGTGCTACGATGTCGTCGTCGCCAGGCGGGTTATAGCCGAACTTAAGCCACCCCACATCGCAGAAGAGCGCATCGAAGATGACCTGCTGCACCTCCGCCTTGGTGTCCATCTGCTCCAGGGCCGCATTGGCTACCCGCTCTAAAATGTCGGCAGCGAACTCCCTGTTGGGTTCCTCGACATGAAAGAAGACATGGGGGTAGTTATAGCTTATGCTGGCGATGATCTGCCGCGAGAGGGGATAGAAGCGCGAGATGCGGATGGTCTTATCCTTGGGCAGCCCCGCCACCTCGAAATCCATCTCATAGGCTTTGAGGAGCCTGCGCCATAGCTTATGGCGAGCCCGCATCCACACCTTGGTGTTTTCAATGGCTCCGCGCCAGAAGTCAACGTCGTTCTTCTTCATCCTTCACCTCGACGCGGGCTTAGGCGTCCCATTGAAGCCATACGAGCTGCTTTTCTTGCGCTTGGAGCCCCTCTTCACCGCCTTGCCGGTCTTCGCGGCCTCTTTTTTGGCGGCGGCCTGACCAGCAGGGGTATAGGAAAAGTGTTTTCCGCCTACCTTGGGCATTATTTGGTCCCTTTGCCCTTTTTCATCAGGTCGGCCTTCGGCCCTACGGGCTTGACGCGCTTGGCCCCCTTGGGCTTGCTGCGCGTAGGCTTGGGGGTGCCATTAAATGATGCCATGCTGTCCGTCCTCATTATGCCTACGGGAAAAAGTTGCCCGTAGGTCGTGGTCAGGCTCATGCCGTATCGTACCGGCCCTTCTTGGGGGTGCCTGCCGCCAGCGAGTCCAGCGCCTGCTGCGCCGTGCCCTCGTAGGCCACCTCGGGAGCGGCGGCGTGGGGTTTGTAACAATGCATCATGGCGTAACGCCATTCATCTGCGGCATGATCCTCGGCGTGGGTGTCGAGGTCTTCGGGGTTGCGCGGCGAGCGGGGCAGCGTCGGCACCGTCCGGCAGAGGGCGTCGTTCCATCCCGCAAAGCAATAGAAACGCTCGTTGATGAGGGCGTCGTTACAAACTCTCCACCCATTTATACGATCATTATTCGCTCTTGTCAACCATAATCCCTTCTCTCCGAACACATCAGCGGGGCTGCGGTTCATCGCCTCACTCAGCCGCCGCTTGACGAAAATACTCGGATCGGCATAGATAGCCTGGGGACTCCGGCCCCCGGTGAAGGGGCATCCTTCGATGGCGGTGGTAATCGCCTCGGCATGTTGCGAGGCGGAGGCGTTGCCCCGGTAATATTCCGTAACACGATAGACGTTATCGTCGTGATCGACGGTATACAGCCCAAACGAACTAGGAGCCGACTCGCCATAATCGAGCGCCCCGAAGAGGGGCCAGTGTTCCGGGATGTTGAAGGAGGGCACCTGGACCTTCTCGCCATGCCAGTTGGCGAAAAAGGCCCCGACCATCGCATCCCAATCG